CAAAATCCAAATCTATATCTGTCGGGTCCGCCGCATTCAGCCGTGTCGGATAGAAACACGTTTTGATATTCCCTCCGGGATATCCTTTTGCATACTCGCCGGTGAGTCTGTTGAACCTGCAGATGCTCCCATCCGAACAGCGATAGCCCCAGATGTCCGGGCCGCACTTCTTCATCAGAAGTTTCTTTGCGTGCTCGTTATACTCTTCGGCAGTCATGTTCGCGTACTGTTCTGGGTGCCTCTGTTCCTTGTGGACTTGAAGGTTTTTCTCCGAAAACCCCTTGCACGGGAAATTCTCGCCCTCGGCGGAAATCTGATCCATCGGATACGGACTGCTGTATCTATCTCTATGTTCCGGCTCTTCGGGCTCTTTGCCTTCCCGCTTGGCCTCGATACTCGCCAGAGCGTTGTCGACCATCTCTTGCAGGTCTTGTGCGCCAAACGCTTTCGGCTGTCCATCCACCGGGAGTCCGGTTTCAGAACTGAACTTGATACTGTTGCCGTTAACGGTCCGGAAGTAATAGCCCTGCGCTTTTTCCTGTTCTGTCAGGTCATCCGGCAGGGCCGTATTCTTCCTTGCCGCAAGAATCTCTCCGATGCTTGCATCCTCTCGGACCTCAGACTGTCCAAAAAGACTGATACTCAGTTCTTGGAGCCTCAGCAGGATCTTCCTCGCATAAGGCGTCCAGCCGTTGTTCGGAACGATAGCGCCAAGCTCTTCAGATATCGCGGCCATCTCATCAAGCTGCCGCTCGCCTTGTTTGCTCAGCATTCTACCCCTCGCAATCCAACTGTATTATACACTAAAATTAGTACACTGTCAACGCTTTATAACATCAAATTTGCTTGACCGCTTCCTCAGCAGAGATGCAGACCGGCTCGCCTTTCTCATCCTCCCGATAGATTTCTTCAAGGAGGATATTAAGGCTGTCTGCAAACGGCTTGAACAGCAGGCCTTGCATGTTCGTCAGATCGGCAAGGTCGTGCCAGACCGCTTCTCTCATCTCCACGTCGTCGCACTGCGGGATTCCGGAGTACATCGTCGCTGTGAAGATGTGAGATACCTTGACAGAGTCGTCATCGTCGCCGATGGTCCCGATTTCCTTCAGGTCAATCGGTCGAATTCCGAACTCTTCTTCCGTCTCCCGGCAGGCTGCTTCTTCCGGAGTCTCCATGTACTCGATGTGACCGCCCGGACCGCCAAGCAGGCCATAGCCGCCAGCGTCACCGGCGATTCTGGTACCGGTCAGGATCTTGTTGCCCTGAATGATCAGGACTCCGACGCCGCCCATCGGCTTCTCGTCTTCGGTGTCCTTGACTTCCAGCCTGTCCCACACGTTTTCCTGCTTGCGCGGCTCGGGCTTTTGCACAATCTCTTCCTTCGGCTCTTCGGAAATCTCGTTTTCAGCGTCTTTGTTGACCTCATCAGAGAAGTCCATATCCTTCGGAAGCTTTGTCGCCTCAGGGGCCGCATCGGGGGAATTGCCTTCTGTCTTCTTCGTCAGCTGCTTTTTGAGCTCTTCTTCCTCTTTCGGAGGTTTCGGCGTCTCATGCTTCGGCTGCTGTTCCGGCTGCTTTGGCTCTGCGGGTTTCTCTGGGGCCTGCGGCTGTTCACCGTCACCGCCCATCATCGCGGCAAACGGATTCTCGCCACCGCCGCCTCCGCCGCCCATCATTGCGGCCATCGGGTCTCCGCCCTCCTGCTGCTGATTCTTCGGGTCGTTCTCTTCCAGTTCTTCCTCGCTAAAATCATCCAGCAGCGTTTCCACATCGAACTCGCCTTCATCAGCAAGCTTTTTCCGGACCTCGCCCGGATCAATCGCCTGCATCTGCACATAAGCCGCTGCCGTCTGTGCCTTGGCACTTTCAACCTGTGCCTTCTGAAGATCCAGAGCAACCTTTTCGGTTTCCGTCATGGACCACAAGGAGTTGAACTCGATCTTGATTTTTGGGATCTTCTTGATTTCTCCGGTGTGTTTGCCCGCTTGGAGGATAACAGAAAGCAGATACCGCAAATTGCTTCGCAGCATCCGCTTCTGGATTCTCTCGACATAGTTGTAATAGTTTTCCAAATCGGAAGAACCGGTTGCGTTCATACCAGCCGGAGACCTTCCGAACAGAATTGTCTGCGGGATATTGGTCAGCGCAGACAGATAGTTGCAGGTCGTGTTGATGACATCGGAGACTCCGGTGTAGGAGAAAGACTTAAAGTCGTAGTCCTCACCGTTGGCGTCAAGGACCATGCTGTTCATCAGGCCCTTTGCCATGTCGATGATCTTCAGCCTTTTTAGAACAACGTCTTCGCCCTGCTCCGTTTGAAGAAGGTTGGAGAGATTTGCCATCTTATAGATCGCCTGCACCGAACGGTCAAGCATCTTCGGCGCCATCCCGTGTGCAATCTCCACATCCCGGATCGCCCTATTGATTCGGACATACTCCGGAATACCCCAGAACTGATACTGAGATGTCGTTGTATTCTCAGGAAGCACACCGTTCTGGAAAATCAGGCACCGGGTTTCATGGACCGTAAACGATCCGTTTCTGCCGGAAACGTGAAACCACTCCGGATACCCAAGTCTGCTGCCTCTGGTCCGGAATGGGTCCTGTCCTTTGAGGTTGTCATATTCATACATGCTCGAATAGTCCGGCGAAATCACCGACCGGTCGAACACCCGGATATCGTCGATGGACTTGATTTGGTCCCAGTTGACCGGTTTGTCGATGCTTCGACCGTCATTGATCAGAAGCACCGCAATCGAACCGCCGAACAGTCTGGCCCATTTAAGGCTCTGCATCGCAGTTTCTTCCCAGTCCAGTTCATCAAGGCACTCGTCAGTGAAGCCTTGGATGCTGTCATCTTCCAGATCCACAATTTCGAAGCCGTGTTTCACAGCCTCTTCCGCAGGTGCATCAATCACCCTTGCAAACAAACCGTTCTGCTCGTAGAACGTCGCCAGTTCCATGTCGGTGACATCCGCATCCGCAACGTAGTTGTAATACTCGCTTGCATCTCTGGACGTTCCGTACTTGGTCAGCATGTTCTGGTAGCCGCCATCGCCCCGGAACACTCTGTCATTCAGCGGACGCACCGCCTGCACACCTGTATACGATTCCAGCATCTTGGCCGTGCCGTCCGCGAAGTCCATATTGAACTGCGCCTGTTTCCGTGTTTTGGTCTTTGCCAACGTTGCGCCCTCCTTTCCGGAAGGGCAGCGCCCTTCTGCGCATAAAGAGAAAAAGCCCGGTAACGCCAAGAACGTTACCGGGTCCTAATGTTTTCTTTGGTGGTGTCGGTTCCTTTTGCACCCTACACCTATACCATCATAGCAATTTTATCACAAGCAGGTGTCACTTTCATGAACAAATCGTAAACCTTAAAGCGCTCATAAAATGCTGCTTGTCATCCACCGTGGAAACAAAATAGAGAACTGTCAGCCGTCGTCCTCTTCTTCATCAAGGTATCCTTCCGTGAAGTCATACTCCCTGTTGCTGTCCAGCCAGTCATAAAACTCCTGCTGCTTTTCCATCCACTCTTGGAAGTCGTCAGACTCTTTCTCTTTCCCAATGGCGGTCAGATGCTCCGCAAGCTCTTCCTTGTTCTGCTCGATCAGATGCAGGCACGCCACTTCCTCTTCGCACTCTTCGCACTTCTCAAAGGTGTCGTACCATCTGCCAAGCACCGCAAGCCAGCTCCACAGAACCTTGCACGTTTCCGTGTCCGGATTGACGGCGATATACTTTCCTTCCTCGACCTCAAAGAGTGGAAGACCATCCAGTTTTCCTATCAGCTTCATCTTTTATCACCCTTTATATTATATCACACTTCTGCCGAAAAGTCACCTGGATATTGATCTTTTATCCATTCCCAAGCGTCCTGAAATTCGCTTCGTCTGTTCTCTCGATAGATCAGCTGGACTCCGTTCTGGCGCAGCAGGCCGATTACTTTCTTTCTGCGGGTGTCGGACATTTTGTTGAATGCCGCTTCCAGATCCTTCTTGCTGTTGAAAGAGACCTTCTCGATATCCGCAACCGTAACGGGGCCGTGGAACTGAAGTTCAATGTACCCGTTGTTTGCATACCTTCTGATATCATCGAACATTTCCTTGTAGCTGATATCTCCGTTTTTGTACCTTCTGTAAGATTCCAGAGCATTCTTGACGTAGTAGTCGCTGTCCAATGCAGACATGCCCTCGATTGTCGGCTTGTCCCCGGCATAGCCAGCGCAGGCCATCCAGCGCCTTGTGTTCAGTGAATCGCCGTAGGTGTAGGTCGTGCGGTCCTTCATAGTGTCTTTCCGCAAGGTGTAGGTCAGGGGGCTTCTGCCGCCATAGCCCGGATGTGCACTGTCGTCCCAGTCTTCCGCTTCATCCGCAAAGCCGATATAGCCGCACTTCTCATAATCCTTGTCGTCAAGGCCATCGTGACCGTAGAAGATTTTGGAGGCTTTCTTTCTGAGTTCCTTGTCCTGCGCAGCACCGGAACCGCCTTTGCCGGTTTCTACTTGGCTCTTATAGCCGTTCTCGATGATCGCGCCGAAGCTCGATGTGCTTCTCGCTACACGATAAGCTCCCGTCTGAAATACCGTTGTCAGCATTTCGGCGATCTCGCTCTTTTCATCGGCTGTCAGGTCGTCGATATAGCTCTTGCTGATCCGGTCCATGCGGTACACATCGAACTTGCTCAGGGACGGCTGGGTGTGGCTTCTCGGCGCATCGTCGTTCGGATTCATTCCTCTGGTCTTGATGCTGCCGGTATCCACATTGTTATCTCGAAGCCATTGTTTGGCTGCTTCCTCGGTCGTCGTGGAGTACACCTCAGCGTGCGTTCCTTTGGACGCGCTGTCCGCATATACCCGGAACGATCCGTCTGTTCCCCTCAGCAGCATCACATGACGCATGCCGTCCGCAGGTCTTCCGTAGGTCCCGTCTTTTGTCAGAAGCTTGTAGTCCTTAACATTGAACTTTTCAAGTGTGTCTACCGTTTCGTCCCAGTCGGAGGTCTCGGTAATCTGCTTTTCCTTTCCGTCAATGTCGATACCCTTGATGGACCACTTGTCGCCGATCTTGTCCGCGTGGATAGACTTAAAGGCCTGCCCGTCAACGCCCATATCATAATACTCGCCGCTCGCAACCGCGTCTTTGGCCTTCTGCAGAACTTTCTTCCGCTCCTTCATGCTGTCGGACGGATCAAAGGAATCTATCGTCAAGTCGCTGCTCATGCCGGATGTCTTGAGCTTCTCGTCCATCGTGTAGGCGCTTGTGGATTCGACAATCGTTTTGCGTCTGCCTCGGATATCAGTTCCTTTCAGGCGGTACCATCCGTCACTGTCATACTCCATTTTCAGGTCAAGGTATTTTTCGCCGCCGAAGTCCTGGGCCTCAGAATCGAATTTCTCCTGAATCTTTTTGTACTCCTGATAAGCCTGCTTGACCTCCGGCTGCTTGATGAAGTCTTCAACATTCAATCCTCTCGACTTGGCATACCGAACCGTGGAATACATGTCCGTGCTCATGGACATGGTTTTCATGCTGCCCTTCTTGTCATAGCCGATCACCTTGAACTTGCCGGGGTCGTCCGCTGCCACAACTTCAACGTCTGACAGCCTGTAGCCGTCGATATCGATTGCCTTCTGCTCGAACTCTGCAATACGCTTTTTGAAGGTCTCGTACTCCTGACGAATCTTGTCATCCTTGATGTACTTGTCGATATCTGTGATACCGCCCCTTTCCATCTGGTCCGTGAGAGAATACATGTCGCCGCCGTAAGTGAGTCTGCGCAGCTTGCCGCTTCTCTCGTATCCGACAAGGCGGTATTCCCCGAGACTATCCACAGAAACAGAGATATCCGCATACTTGCCAGATCCGAAGTCCTCTGCCGTAGCATCAAAGTCTTTCCTGATCTTGTCAATGCGGTCGTATTCCGCCCGAAGCTCATGGTCCTTGATAAGGTCGTCCGGATTCAGCCCGTTCTTTTCCATCAGGTCGATCATGTCAGCCATGTTGCTCTGCGTGGCGATGCAATAGTCTCTGCCGTAGCTGTCGTATCCTCTCAGTTCAAGTGAACTGCCGGGGCCGTGCCAGATAAGCTTCGGCTCCATGTACATGCCGCCAAGAACCGGAACTGCCTTGCTCGGGAACTCTTTCCTCCGGCGTTCCTGATCCTCCTGCTCCTTCCTGACTCTCTTGATATACTCCTTGACGTCGTCGTCTTCGCTGATCCAGTCGTCGGACTCGATGCCCTTTTCGGCCATCCTTTCCCGGAAGGCCTCGTAGGTCTCGTACTTCCTCATGTAGTCGATGGAATGTGTTTCTCCGTCCAGATCCACGCCGTAAAGCATCAGGTCCCCGCCTCTAAGCTGGTACTCGAAGCTCTGATAAGATGTGTTGTCGATTTTTACAAGAGCATCCGGAATATCCAGTTCGGTAGGATTCACAATGCTCTTGTCTTGGTCTCTAACCTTCTCGACGCCCTGATCCTTCAGGTATTTCAGCAGTTCGGTCTTGGATGAGAAGCTCAGTTTCTTCTGTCGTCCGTCCTCATCTTCGCCGAACAACTCATACCATCCGCCATAGCGCTCTTTCTGCATTCTCAGGTCGCCGTATCTGACGCCGTCGACCTCCATGTATTCTTTTCTGTCGGAAGTCAGCCAGCTCAGACGTTCGGTCTCTCTCTTTTTGAGCGCGGGAGACAGTTTCACGTCATCCTCGGACACTCCGTGACGCTCAAGCCACTGCTTCGCGTCTTCCAGAGACCCGAACTCCTTCACAGCCCTTTTCTTTCCCATAAAGTCTGTGCCGGTGATTGCATACAGGTCCTTCTTCATGCCGATCGCCATAGCGCTGTATCCTCGCTCGCCGTCCGAATAAAGCATGGTCGGAAGCTCCATCTCGACCGGATTCACCAGTTCTCCGGTCTCAGGGTCCATGAACTCTTCCACGCCCTTCCTTTTCAGAAAGTGATACATGTCTGTCAGCGTCGCGAATCTGCCAAGCCATGTAGACCGGTATCCGTGTCTTTCCTCTTCCGGCACATCATCACGCCACTCCGGCGTTCCTTCCAGAGCCCACGGCCTTTCGCCGCGATAGCCCCAAGTCTGACGTGCCTTCAGGTCTTTGAGATAGTATTTGCCACCGGAACCGTCAATGGTCTTGACCGGATCTTTCTTTGGCGGCTCCGTCTTGATGTCCGGACCGATCTCTTCGCCCGCTCTCAGTTTCCGGTAAATCTCTCCGGGAGTCACACCTTTACCGGCCAAAGCATCCCACGCGTCCTTTGGCGTCCATCCATCGCCGATCTCGATGCCGTATTTCTGGCACAGGCCGAACGGAAGCTTCGTATTACCGTGACCGCCGCCACCGCCTCGCTTCTGCTCGTTCTGCTGATCATCGTCTCCGTCCGCGTCTTTCCGGAAGGTCGGCACCGGAGGCTGTTTATCCAGTTTTTTCAGGTCCTTGGATTTTCGGTACTGCCTTTTCTTGACTCTGATCCCACGCGCAGCAAGGCGCTCTTCCCTTCGCTGCCGGTACAGAGCAATTGCGAGAGTATCCATTGCTTATTCCTCCCTGTATAACGACAAAAAGAGGCTGATCCGCAGACCAGCCACTTTTTCGGTTTCTTAAATTAAAACAGTGGGGCGTCGTCTTCGTCGTCTGGCGGCGCAAACGTCCACTTGGGCTTTTTCGGTTCAAGAGCACTCTTTGGGTTTTGGATGAACTCTTTCATAATCTGCCCCACTTCCATTGCAATAGGTCTCGGCTTCTTTGCGCAGCAGTATTCCGAAAACGCCTCACCAAGGAACTCCATTCCTTCAGGAGACTTGTTGTTTACCGCATACTTGCTCACCTTCCGCATGATACTGTATTTATCCTCATGCGGGTGGTTTTCCATGATCCTGCCGATCACATATTGGCAGAACGGCTTTCCGCCAAGCTCTTCCTTGTACGTTTTGCTCAGCCAGTCGTCGATTGCGTGACCGTACTCGTGAGTAACAACCGCCTCAAAGCTTGCCGTCCCCCTCGGATGGAAGCCTTCCTTCACGTCGTTCTTCAGGCTCTCCTGAAGCTTCTCACCGTCGCCGAATCTCTTGCTGCTCAAAACAACCTGCGCATCGCTCCACGCGCTGATTTCGCAGTGGGCATACGCATTTGCCTCCACATCATCGCCTACGAGGAAGGGATGCAGTTTCCCTTTCAGTTCCGGGAACTTCTGCTTAATGCCATCCATCGCCTTTCCGATGCCGCCGATCGTTTTTGTGTCAAGTGCATGATAAGCCATCGTGCCAGACAGGAAGTCTCCGGTCGGGAAGAAGTCGTCACCGCGCAGTCTTGCCT